ATCCCAAAGTGCCGGAAGGGTATAGGATTGACGTTTTCGATGTCATAGCCCAAGCGGCGGCGATGGGACACACAATTCTGGTTTTAACAAAACGAATAAAGCAAATGGCTGAGACTGTTGGAGATTATTGTGAAGGCGTTGCAAAAATGGATGGCGTCCATCTCGGCGTAACGATATGCAACCAGGAAGAGGCCGATGAGAAAATCCCGATACTGCTTCAAATCCCTGCTGCCCATAGGTGGATTTCGGCAGAACCATTATTGGGAGACCTGGATTTATGGAAAGCGGAATATCCCGCCCCTGGGGGTGGCAAACAGGGAGCGGTTACATCGTGGCCTGGTGGTCTTGATTGGGTCGTAGTCGGCTGCGAGTCCGGCCCGAACAGGCGCCCCTGCAAACTGGAATGGATTAGGTCTATCGTCCGGCAGTGCAAGGCCGCAGGAGTAAAAATATTCGTCAAGCAAATAGAAATCAACGGCAAAGTAGAACACGAAATGAGTAAGTTTCCGAAGGATTTACAGGTAAGGGAGAAGCTATGAAAGAGCGACCGATTCTGTTTAGTTCTGATATGATTAAGGCGATTCTGGATGGCCGAAAGACGCAGACCAGAAGGGTCATTAAGCCACAGCCAATAGATGAATTTGCTTATATCGGCATTGACCCGGATTACCCAAAATCTGAATATCATTTATGGTTGACCGACAAAAGGCCAGGGCACGGATTAAGGTTTTGTATTAAGTGTCCCTACGGCGTTGTCGGGGACAGGTTGTGGGTGAGGGAAGTGTGGCGATGCACGGGGGGTGGAGATTTAAGAAATATAATCTATCGAGCAGAGGGAGATTCAGCCATGTCTTTTTGTGGTATAGATGATGGGCGTGCGGGAATATTGCATGTGCCCGAACCTCACTGGGCAGAATGGGATAGGTTGGTTTATGAAACAAACAAGGGTTGTAATTGGCGCTCTCCAATCTTTATGCCCAAATGGGCTGCCCGCATCCGGTGTGAGATTACAGGGATAAGGGTAGAGAGGGTGCAGGAGCTAAGCATTAGCGATTGTGTCGATGAGGGAATACAAAGGTCACGTGGCCCACTACCACCTTGTCCAACTACGGCTTTCAAAGATTATTCGGGAGAAGTTGCAGAATGTGGGGCAACGGCTTCTTTTAGAACATTATGGGATTCCCTCAACGGCAAGAAAAAAGGAAGCTCCTGGTCGGAAAATCCGTGGTGTTGGTGTATTGAGTTTAAGAGAGTAAGGGAGAAGCTATGAAAACAGGCAAAGCCGTGCTGGAAATAGAATACAGCGCGACAGGCTTCAAAGCAAGATGTTCTAATTGCGGAAAGTTAATGCGTCAGGCCCTCAACTGCAACAGGGCGGGTTTGGTTTATGCAGAGGCGGGCGCAAAAGAGGATTTTGAAATACATAGAAAGAAATGTAAGAAGAAGCTATGAAAACCTGCTTCTTAGTAGTTTTGCTGATGTTTACCCCCAAGAATCGTCTCTTGAAGGATTTCTGCCGGGGCTGGCTGGCTACAAGACCTACCTATCGTCTTCCACTTGATACTATCGCACCAGGAGTATCTTACAACCGGGGGTTTACAATGAAAGAGAGACAACGAATCTGGCAGATGAGGAGGAAGTACAGACTTACGGGAGTACCTTTTGACGTTAATGGGGACGGTAGATGTAACTTTGTAGATTATGCGATGTTACTCCGAAAATTAAAATGATAAAGAGCTGGTCAAATGGGACGACCGAAAGGTTCTATTCATAATAAGTCAGTCTGCCTAACGGATGAGACGTACAAGCTGCTTACGACAACGGCCCGGCTGCTGACAACCCCGCGGGTCTCGACCGGCGAATTGATAAGCGAAGGATTCTGGACGGTTACAAGATATACCGAGCGGCCTGAAAATATGATTCGGCGTCTACGGCGAGAAATGATAAGGCATATTTGCAGCGAGCGGCATCGCCCCAGTCTTGACTTTATCGACCGTTTGCTTTGTCGAACCGAGCACGAGTTCGAGCAGTGGAATCGTCATAGAAATTATAGACTAAAAAGGGAAAACAGATAGGCAGGGATGTGGATAATACCGAAGAATTTAGACTGCTCTCTTTGTGTAGCGGATATGCTGGACTCGAGCTCGGACTTAGAAGAGTTATCCCTAATCTGCGAACAGTCGCTTACGTGGAGGTCGAAGCCTTCGCTTGCGCGAACCTGGTCGCAAAGATGGAAGCGGGCAAGTTGGATGCAGCTCCTGTCTGGACGGATATTAAGACCTTCAATGGATGGCCTTTTCGCAGAAACGTACACATTATCACTGCCGGTTATCCCTGTCAGGGCGAATCCCACGCAGGCAAAAGACAAGGAACAGATGACCCCCGATACCTTTGGCCGCATATTGAGAGAATCATTGAGGCAGTTAGACCTATTTGGTTCTTCGGAGAAAACGTCTCCGGACACCTTACCCTTGGATTCCCCGAAGTTTATCGAAGCCTACGAAATCTGGGTTACACAGTTGAGGCAGGACTATTTAGTGCGGCTGGATGCGGCGAAGGCCACATTAGAGAACGGCTTTACATTCTTGCCCACACCGACACAGAGCGAATGGAAACACACAGGAACAACAAAAGCAGCCCAACGATATATCGAAAAGGGACACCAAATTCATATAGCTGTGCTGATGCAATTAAAAGGTTTTGGGACACCGCATTTGCAACCGCTGGAAGAAATGATGGAATTAGAAATAGGGTGGACAGACTGCGATTATTAGGCAACGGCGTTGTGCCGCAGCAGGCGGAGAAAGCATTTAGGTATTTATACGAACAGATAGGCAAGGATGTTACCAGTGAATAAAATTATCTGCGGAGACTGCCTTGAGGTTATGAAAGACTGGCCTGATAACTGTGTGGATTTGGTGGTTACGAGTCCGCCCTATGATTCGTTGCGGATTTACAAGGGCTACCATTTTTGTTTTGATGATATAGCAAATAGTTTATTTCGCATTCTTAAAAGTGGTGGCGTATTGGTATGGATAGTGGCTGACCAAGTCGAAAATGGCAGCGAAAGCGGAACAAGTTTCTACCAAGCATTATATTTCAAGTCAATAGGTTTTAATCTACACGACACAATGATATATGAAAAAAGCGGCATTCCTTTCCCTGAACAAAATCGCTATAACCAGTCATTTGAGTATATGTTTATTTTTTCAAAAGGCAAGCCAACTGTCTTTAACTTAATCAAGGAACCCACCTTATTAGATTCAAGGAAAAAATCGTTTAGTACGTTTCGACAAAAAGACGGCACTACAACAGAAAACGAATATGCACTTAACAGGCCAACGCGATTACGGACTAATGTTTGGAAATATGCTACTGGTTACGGACATTCTGCAACAGATAATATTGCCTATCAACATCCTGCAATTTTTCCCAAACAATTAGCAGCCGACCACATTTTAAGTTGGTCAAACCCTGATAACATTGTACTCGACCCGATGACCGGCTCCGGCACTACCTGCGTAGCCGCCAAGAAATTAGGCCGCAGCTACATCGGCATAGACATATCCGAGAAATACTGCGAAATCGCCCGTCAGAGACTTGAGGCGGCAGATACAGGAGTTCCAGTCAAAGAGCAAAACGCAGGCCAGATGGCGCTAAAGTGGAAAGGGGATTGAGTATGAGTAAGGAATATGCAACAGCGGGGCGAGTTGACCAACTTAACCGCCAAATTAAGCAACTCCAGGCCTTCAACTCCGCTCTCAAAAGAAGAGCAAAGGCCGCAGAAAGTGATTGGCAACTTGCAGAGGTTGAGAACAAGCGGCTGAAAGCCAAAGCAAGAATAATACAAGTAGGCAACGTTCCAGCACCCAAGTTTGACCTTAAAGGTTTTAATGGTATCAAAAAAGGTATGAAGTTCGATTTAGCTGACCCGGAAAGTGCTTATCTATACGGTTGGGAATCAGCATTGTTTGAATGTGGCGAAATCTTGAGCAAGCCCTGAAAGGAGATTGATAATGGAAGCGGTTTTTGCCAATATAACAGGCAAGTTGAAATCTGGCATTAAATATGATTGCATACCGGTTGGAGAATATGACAAGCTCCAAGCCGAGAACGAACGGCTTAAAGAAGAAATAGCGCAGTTAAAAACCCAACTACTCCCAAATGAACTGGAGCAAAATATGATTGAGGACTGAAAAGAAAAATTGCAAAGCTTGAGCAAGCCCTGATTGAGCACCCCTACTAAGCCCCCACGTTTTTTTCTTGACACAACTTATGGGTTTTGGGTAATTTAGGGGTTATAGAGTAACCGATAAGTTAGAAAGGAGTCTGAAATGAAACATCACATCATATTTTTGTGGATTGCAATAGCAATCGTTGGTGGTTTTAGTGTAACAAATTATCTCATACTGTGGCAAATAGACGAGCCAAAGCCCCCAGAACCTATTGAAGGGACTCTACTGCTCTATCGCGGCCAGATGCAAGTCTGGTATCCTACCTTCGGTTGGGATTGTGCAAATTCAGCGGAAACTGGAGAACTCATCCTTGACGGCAATGACTTGGAGTTCATTGCCATTGACGACAATGAACTCCAAATAATAACAGGTGACGCCAATATGAATGAGGCCGCCGAAGTATTCTTCAATGAGTACCTCAAAGAAATGTGCGATGCCTACATTCAACAAAAGCTCAAAGAACCCGAACCCCTTACCGATAAGTGATTTAGAGGCAAAATGAGCGATGGCGAAGAAAATAACTTGACAGAGGCGGAGACTGAGGGTATAATATTATCTGATGATGAGACAAGAATCATTACAAATCTCAGACGGTACGCCGGAATGTATCCTCATTCGGAACTGGCCGTCTTATTTCAGGTGCATAATGCGGAATTAAAATACGGTACATTGTGTCTTGGCGTCGCGCCGCACACAAGTACGATAAGACTCTAACCGAGCTTACTCTTCCACTATAAAGAATAGCTCCCTTTTGTAACTAGGGGAGTTTTTTTATTTATGAAGACAAAGATTATCAATGGTCGCTTGAGGTTAAGGTTCAGGCGGGGTGGGTTTGTGAGGACTGTGGTGAGCTTGACAGGGAGCTCCTCAATTCCGACCACGTTAAGCCAAGGGCAAAATATCCTGAATTAGCATACGACCTCGCGAATGGGAAATGTAGATGTTTGTGGTGCCACGCACAGAAACATAAAAAAGACGGTGAGATGATGGCTTACTACCTGATAATGGAGCGCTTGGCACTAATCTTATACAAGAGGCTGTATCCGAACAAAGATGAAAGAACCACAAAAAAAGTCAGTTAAGAGAAGGACGGCGGCTGAGAAACGTACAGGAACTAAAGCAACCGCTCCTCCTTCTCTTACTATCCGCGAGAGGCGAATCTGCGACATCTATCATTCAATGAAGAAGCCGAACAAGCGGATTGCTTACGAGTTGGCTCAGTATAAGTGTCGGGGGGCGACTGCAAAGACGGAAGCCCAGCGGGTGATGAACAAACCGCATGTCAAGGCATATTTAGATTCCCTGAAGAAAGCGGCCACTGAAAATGCCCAGAGGACGGCGGATGAGATAATTGCCGAGTTGGAGAAAATCGGATTCCAAAGGACAAAAAACCGCAACAAGGTGAGGGCGCTCGAACTATTAGGCCGGCGGTTTAATTTGTTCCCGAACAAGCAGGAGATTATGGGCAAGGATGGTGGGCCATTAGAGCTTAATGTTAGCGTGACGAAAACCTATAAAAAGAAATGACTGTAAACTTTGACCCAATATTGACCGAGAAACAGACAAAGGCGTGGGACCACCTGGAGTCCCCGGAGGTTGACGAAGTGCTTTTTGGCGGAGCCAAGTATGGAGGAAAGAGTTGGTTTCTTTGTGTTTGGATTTACCTATTTTGCTGTGGTTTCGCCCGCATGTTCAACATTCCCAAAAGCGCTCATCCTCTTAAAATTGGATTTTTGGGCCGTAAGGTTGGTAAAGTGTTCAAAGAAACCACCTTAGACACCTGGTACAAGACAATACCCGCAAACGGATATGAAGCCAAAGGCAATCCCGTAGATTTAATCATTGATGACCGTGTAAAAATACAGACAGGAGGATTTGATAATCGGCAATTGGTCAATAAATTCAACAGTGCCGAATACGCCGTTTATGGAGTTGACCAAGCGGAGGAGGTTAACCGCGATGATATGGCGTTATTAAGGGGAGCCACATTCGGGCGAATGGTGGTAAACGGCAAGGTAATGCCGGGCAAAGGCTTATTAACAGCAAACCCTCGAATGTGCTGGTTGAAAGATGAGTTTATCCTTAACCCCACCAAAAAAAGGAAATTCGTGCCTGCCCTTCCAAGAGACAATCCGTTTTGCACACAGAAGTACATTGATAATATCAAAGACGCCTTTAAGCACCGGCCAAAACTACTAAAGGCATATCTTGAAGGCAACTGGGATGTTCTCGAAGATGCCGAGCAAGTGATAATGGATGCCTGGTTGGAGACTGCGTTGAATAGGCACGGCGAATTTTGGCCGTTTGTCAAGGAATACATTGCGATTGATTGTGCCCGATTCGGTGACGATGAGACGGTCATTCTTTTAATGAACAACACCGACATCAAGGAAAAGATTGTGATGCCGTATTGCCGGACCACGGAGATATCCGGCAGGGCGGCGGCATTATCTCATCAGCACAACGACTGCGAGTTAGTTGTAGAGTCTATTGGCAGCGACTTAGGGGCGGCCGTGGTCGATGAATTGACTGAATTAGGTTACTCAGTCCTTGTTTACACTCCCCAAGGCGAATCTTCCGAACCGGATAAATATTACAATTGCCGCGCCGAGGCCTGGAGCAAAACAGCAAAGGTTTTGTGTTCTGGTGTCATCGATAAAGACAGCAATTGTTTTGTTGCATTGACGAAGCACGACCCGAATGGCGGGGGTAATTACGGTCTTGACGATACTATGCGGGGCCAACTATGCACGCCACATTATAAATGGGTTCGAGGCAAGATTGTCATCGAGCCAAAAGAGGACATCAAGGACAAGCTGGGCCGGAGCCCGGACCACGCAGACGCCTATGTGATAGGCGTGTGGGCCTGGCCTTTTATTTCTATGCCGAATAAATCAGAATTAACCAGGCGCCGCAAGAGGCAGAAGACTCCGATGTCAATGTGAACAGGAGTTAAGCGATAATATGGCCGAAGAACCCAAAAAACTGACTGAAGAGGACATACTCGATAAGGTCAAGAAGTTCAAGGATGACGCCGTTGCCGGCAGTATGAGCTTGTTTGACCGGATGCGTAAAGCAGAAGATTTTAAGATAGGCAACCAATGGGATCCGGGCGTAAAGGCGGCAAATGAAGCCAACGGCAAATTCTGCCTTAGTATTCCCATCATCAAGCCCAGCATAAAACAGGTTGTCGGAACAGAGACCCAAAACCCCAAGGACTTTAAGGTTCGCAATACAAAGGGCGGCTCCGCCACGGTGGCGAAAGTTTTGACGGCCCTTGCCAAGCACGCCACGGACTCCGAGCAAGTCTTGTTTGAACGGACACAGCGATTTGAGGCCGGTCTTACCAGCGGCGTGGGGGTGATGGGATTTTTTATTGACAAATCCGAAGACCCCCGGCACGGAAACCTGCGAATTGAGAAGCTGAACGAATTTGAAGTCTGTTTCGACCCGAACTGCAAGGTCTATGACCCCAATACAAAAGGGGTCGGCTGTCAATACGTAATCTGGGAGCCCTGGGTCATAAAGGAGGAGGTCGAGGCCGAATACCCCGCCAAGAAGGAGGAATTACAAGCCCTGGGAGGCGGCAGGAATCTCGGATGGACGATGGGGCACATAATGGCCGCCATTGATTATCTCTGGGGTGAAGATACAAAAACGAGCATTTTTGGCAGCAGCACACGGGAAGACGTAGAATCTCTCCAGAAGTACAGATACCAGAAGTCTCATACGTGGTGGAAGGAGCCGAAGCGATGTATTCTCTCTTATGATTCCCGGAAGTCCGAGATAGACTCCGTTCTGGTAACACAGGATGATAAGATAGCACGGGTAAAGAAGGCGGTTGAGCAATGGCCTGATGTTTTTTCGTATGAGGAGGTCGTTAGGTCGGTAATGCACCACACTATCCGGGTGGGTGATGTCTTTTTGGAGGACCGCGTTGATGAGCTAAACGGCTGCAATATGTTCCCACTCGTACCGTATTACCCCTCTTTCGATAACGGCTACAAGTCGGGGAAGTCGGAGGACGGCATCGGAATCCAGGAGGAGATGAATTATTCCCACAGCCAGACGTTAAACATTATGAAGCAATTGGCGAATACGGGATGGATAGCAGACAAATACATGGGGACGTATAAGGAATTTCTGGAGGCGCACGGGGGCGAAGATGGCATTGTCCTTGATAGAAGTAAAGCTCCGAATTTAGAAAAGATAAAACCAAACCCCTACCCCGTGGGATTTGAAAGGTTCACCGAGCAGGCCATTGAGCACATGAAGCTGGTCCTGGGTGTTCGGACAGAAGACCCCACCACGGCGAAGGACAGGGTAATGGGTGCAATAGCCCTGAAGCAGCAAGCGGCACTAACCGGGCTGGCCTCTGAGTTCAGGAACCACGACTACTCGATGTCAATAGAGGGCAACCTGCTCATAGAGATTATTCGCAACAACGACATTTACTCCGAAGATGAAATACGGGCTGTTGTGGAGGAACAGGACTTGATTGACGCCGAGCTAATGGGGCAGGCCCAGCAGATGATGGTCCAACAGTTCGAGGCGGCCGGCTATCCTATACCTGAACAGCCAGGTCCGCCCGATATGAACGTCCTGCAGCAGTTCGCCCCGGAAGTACAACAGGTTGCAATGAACCAATATCAACAGGAAACGGAGGTCTATCAGCAGCTAATGGCCCGGATTGACGAGGCCGCAAGGCCGATAGCCGAGCAGCTCTTATTCGAGGAGCTCAAGAACATCAAAAAGGGCAAATACAACACAAAGGTTACCCTGTCGCCGATGGCCCCAACATTTCGGATTGCAAGGTCACTGGAATTATTCGAACTGAATGAGACTTTGCTAAAGAACGCTCAAGCTCCCATAAGCAGAAAGATATTGGTTGAATCAACAGATGTGAACCAAAAAGAAGAAATTATCGAGGAGGGCGAAAGGCAAATGGCGCAAATGGCGGGAGCGAAATAGATGGACAGGCGAGAGAAATGCGAGGTTGGCTTTACGGAGAAGTATAAAAGGTCTTTTCGGGGCAAGCCGGAAGACCCGAAAGAGACGGCCCGCTCTTTGAGAAACTTCAGGGTCGGATATGACAGGATTAAATGGGGCAAGAAATGAAAGGTAACGGTGAAATCCCGGAGTTCAAGAGTGAGTACATCCCTGCCTTTTGCGCCTTGATGTTGCATAAGTTGGGGGGGACGCAGCAGATTGCCGTGGAGCTTTTGGAGAAGTTTCCGAAAAAGGGCATCCCGATAATCTCCTGGAACTCAAAGACGAAGGCCTTTGTGATGAAGAATCCGAAAAAGAGAGAACGGAGCTTAATCAAGCCCTCTCGAAAAATCATAACAAGGAGAATATAGTATGCCAAAGAAACCAAAGCCAATGACTAAGGCCGAATCTGAAGCTGCAAGGATAGCGGAGAACAAAGCCAAGCTAAAGGCCGAGCAGGAAGCTAAAGATAAAGCGGCGGCAGAAGTCGAGGCCAAAGCGAAGAAGGTCGCTGACGACGAAATGAAACGCCCTTTGAGCGCCGAGGAAAAGGTCGAGCTTAAAACACTCGAAGCGCAGGCCAACCAGGGACGCTTTCAGCCGGACCCACCCCAGATGCTCAAGCTCGGCAGGCTCAGGCAGAGGGCGAAATTAGCATAATTTAATATCGGGTTTGACTGGAAGCTGACGGGCTGAGGTCAACGCAAGAAAAGATAAGGCAGTATTGGTGCCAATACCATCAATATTGCCTTTTTCTTTTGCCCGAAAAGGACGCTGAATATGGAAGGCCCTGTACCTATGGCTACTGAAAAAAAACTGTCTGCGATTAAAGACAAGGATGAACGGCGGTATGCGATTGAGGATGCTGCGAGGGCACTCAAGAACTTTGCCAGCATCAAAAGGGACAAAGACCTCCTGAAAGCCGCCCGCGCTTATCTCAAGCAGGAAATCGCAGACAGCCAGAAAGTCTTAAAAACAATTTAGCGCGACCACCCCGTGGTGCGGTGGGATACCTACGGCTGTATGGGTGAAATCAGCCCCGTAACTGCTGCGGAATCAGCAGGCTACGTTTGGCAGTTATCGGTTAAAAACTGCCCCGCTTACTGCGGCGGGACCGCGGGATACGGCTTCTCAGCCGGCAAAAAAGGAGAATCGTTATGGAACATGAGAATGAACAAGTAGTTGAGGAAAAAGTCGTTGAGGAAACAGTCGTTGAGGAAACAGTCGAGACTCCACCGACTGAGGAGCCGGTAGAGGAAACTCCGCCCAAAGAAGTTGACCCCAAAGACGCCGTTATCGGTGGTATGAGGCGCAAGCTCCGCACTGCTGAATTGGAAGCTGCTCGATTACAAGGCCAAATACAGGCCCAACAGACAGGGCCAGCGGAGAAATCACCGCTTGAACTGGCCGCCGAAGAACAGAGAGTATCCGTTGACGAAGTTGTGATTACCGGCAAGGTTCATAAGGCCGAGCAGGCTTTCGCAGCAAAGCAGGCCGCAGTCAAAGCAACTCAGCAAGCAGTCCAGGACTACCAGGCCGGCTCGGAAGCCGCAGTGCTGACAATGACGGACGATACTATGGGCGAAGGTTTAGGGGTAACATCCCTCGGAGAGATTGGAGAGCACTTGCTCACAGATGATGACCGGCGGGAAATTTATGCCGCCGGTAAGAAATGCGGGCCTATGCTCTACAAGAAGCTCAAACAGCGGATTCTCCAGGCTGGCGGCCCGGCTGCTCAAGAACTTCAAAAACGACTCAAACCTCCTCAGGCTAAAACTAAAGCTAAAGCTAAAGAGAAGGACAAGTCTGAAGAGAAACCGGAGCCACCGAGCCAGGAAGTACTGCTCGATTCCGATGCTCAAATAGAATCACAGTTTGATTTGTAGGCTTGTCCGTGAAAGGACAGGAACAATGAATAGATTTAACGTTTGGCGTGACGGATACGATACTTGTCTGGACAGAAATATCGATTTCAGTTTGGACAAATCCAATATTCTACGGCGCCATCAAGAAGCAAAGTCTTTTTCGCCTTTGTTTGCGACGACAATGAGGTTCACAGCCACATCATTTGCATCCGGCGACCCCCGCACACAGACAATCTGGTCGAAGGCAACTTTTGTCTATGCTATGAAGAATATGGCGCTTACGCCGCTGATGGGCAAAGACAAGAACTCTGCAATCCAGATGGAGAACAGGCTTGAGAAAGAGCCGGGCGAAAACATTATCTTCAAGAGCAAATCCCCGATGAGCGAGGCCGGCCAGGGCGATGATGGTAACACAACCGGAAACGAAGAGGCCCTCAAGCGGCGCAATATGTCGCTTACGGTACACGAACGCTCGCACAGTTTCGTATCCGCCGGCGCTATCAGTGAGCAGAGAACGGACACGAACATTCGCACGGACGGTAAGGAAGATTTGGGCGACTGGTTCACAGAGGCGCTCGAGAACGACCTGATTACAGCGGCAGCCGGTCTTTACAACGAGAACTCGTCCAGCGCCGCCATTGAGACCATCAACGAGTCTTACCCGACCAAGGGCAGGATTTACTACGGCGGCCAAAGTGCAGCCGGGGTCCTGGGTAATAGCGGGGTTACGTATGGCACAGCCGCCGACCCTACGGCGGATGGCGATTCCCTTATGACGGCCGGTACACAGGCGAGTAACTTGATGGGGCTTAATCTTTTGAGCGCAATCAAACGCAGGGCTCTTGCGGCCGTACCTCGATTTCGGCCTGTCCATATCAGGGATTTGTCGAAGATAAACCCTGATGACGTCAGAAAAGGCGTTCAGGGGCCGCTCGTAGGCAAGTTCTTCCTGGTATTGCTGCACCCGCTCCAAATCAAGTCCATCAAGGCGGAAACGGGCAATACTAACAGTGGCGCCGGGAGTTGGACGCAATTGACCGCCGCCGCCCAGGTCCGGGGGAACCTCAATCCAATATTCTCAGGTGCTTCCTTCGTGCATGACGGAATGATTGTCTGGGAGTACGACAGGATTCCTATTCGAACAGGGGCCGGCGGAACCAGCGTGGCCGAGGGGTTCCTGCTCGATACCGACAGAACGGCGACTGACGATGCTTGTGCAATCACAAGAACTGTTTGTAGAGGGCTTTTGTTAGGCGCTCAGGCGCTGGCCTTTGGCTGGGCACAGAGATTGAAGTGGTGGGAAGACATGGTTGATACCAACAAGCCCAAAGTCAAAATCGACGCCATCTATGGGGTCAAGAGGACCAGATTTAACGCACACGGAACCGAAACCCCCGGTCCTGATGAGGCAATTTACTGTATGGACACCGAGGTGTATGTGGACGGTTAATCGGTGTGATTGAACAACGGAACAACAACTTTATTATGAAAGGTTTTACGATGAAAAAGTTAATTTTTTGTGCAATAGCCTTAATGGCCCTGTCAATGGGCGTCTTGCACTCCGCCTCCGCCCGTGAATATGGTCTTACTTATCACGAAGTCCAGTTTGTTGACGAGACCGGCGCCCCGGTTACTGACATCACGTCAATAAACATCTATGCGCCGAATACAACCACGGATGCGACAATCTATATGGACTCAGGGCTTCAAAATGCAATCACCCAGTCAATAACAACGACCTCGACAAACACGACATTCACCCAGAGCACGGGCACGCTGTATTGGTGGGGGCCGGACGGTTACGACTTCACGTTCACCAACGGGACGAACATCGCAAGGAACGCAGGGCACCGGACGCGAACAGGCTCGGAAGGCCGTCTCTACTTTCCCTCTTACCTGGCTGACATAAGCTCCGCCACTTACGAGGATGATGAGACGATTGTAATGGGCGATGACGGAGACTTTACAATCAGCGGCGGGCTTACGGCTGACAGATTGACGATAACACCGCTTACGAACGGCACATCTTCAATCTATATGGGAAGCACGGCAGCTTGTTGTGATGTGGAGTTCTGGGGCGATACCGGCGGCTACGATATGATGTGGGACGCCACCGACAACCGCCTTGAGTTCGAGGACAATGCCATTTTTGCGATTGGTACGGGCAATGATTATTACATCGCCCACAATGGTACTACTACAACGATAACCGGTGCGGCCACCCATGCCTCGGCTACTATTTTCAGTACGGACGTGACCCTGACTGGTAACGCCTACAACGTAGAGTGGGACAACAGCAGCGATACGTTACATCTTCTCGATAACGCCGAGCTTGGAATAGGCGGCGCAACAACCGCAGACGGTGATATTGTTCTCAAATGGGACGCTGTTGACCTTGACGTTGTACCGGCTGCTGCTACCGCTATATGGAAATGGGGCAACGGTACAAACGACCTCGATATGTGGTGGTACGGCGGAGCAGTTGGGGATTATATGCTGTGGGACGAAGGCACTGCGGAATTGGTTTTTTACGATGCACACGTGCAGCTCAATGACGATGCCACCCTGACTCTCGGTACGGACGATGACTGGGTGGCCCAAAGCGCAACGACGGCGACCCTTGAATTTCTGCCGGATGGGACCTTAGACAACTATGTTTTCAATATCGGCGATGCTGACCATACCGCCGATGTTACCATCTTTGGCAAAGAGGCCAGCGAGGATGTCACCTGGACGGCGGCCACGAGCACCTGGACGTTTGGTGCAGCCGATAATTACGGTGCAGATGTTATTTTCTACGGTGATACGACACTCTACCAGGTCCAGTGGGATTGCAGCGGCGATGAATGGATTTTTGGCGCTGATGACCACGGCGTTGACGTTACTTTCTATGGTGCCACTTCGGGCTCTTATGCAAAGTGGGACGAAAGTGCCGATTCGTTTGAAATCGAAGGGCAGTTTGACGTTGGCGAATTAGACACTTTCGGCGAATCAGACGACACACCGGACGTTTCCGGCCATTGCTATTTCGTTACCCACGCAACAACCGACACCATTACCGACTTTGACGGGACTGGTATAGACGCCGGGCAGATAATCTTCGTAGAGTCTGCCGGTGCGATTACCTACGACGTTACATCGAGCGGTCTAAAGGGCGGGTCAACCGACTTAGTGACCGCCGATGGTGATTTGACTACCTGGATTTACAACGGCACCGACTGGCTGTTGATTGCCTTTATGGATTTGTCTGACGATATGACTTAAACCTTTTTGAAAGGACGGCAAAATGAGGAAATGGTTAATTTTGGCAGGGGTGATTATTGGTATCTGGCTAATAGTGCTTGTGAGCTATCTGCTTGTCAAGGGTAATTCGGCAGAGACTAATATCGAGCTGCTTGAGAAAGAGAACGTCAAGCTGAGAGTGGTAGCGGAGAACCGCGAATTACTGTGGAAAATCGCCGTGCTTGAGAACAACCTGCAAGGTAAAACGGTTAAGCAGCCCCCCAAGATTACTCCGGTTCCGAGTGGCGCTAACGTAGATGTAACACGCAAGAATTAACCCAGGGGCCGGGTTTCGGCCTGGCCCCTTCTTTTGGGGTTTTATGATGTTGTTCTTTGTAGGCGGCCTCAGAGAGATAGAAGGTCTGCAAGAGCCGTTTCGACAGACAAGGGACTACCGAATAAATGACTGTTCGCCAAGGGAGGTAGTTCACGATTTAGAAGAGCCCTGGGAAAGAGAATTGAGGATAAACCAGCGCATAAAGAGAGAAAGGACAAAGCAATGAAAAGAAAATACATCTGGATTTGCTTATTGATATTCGTAGTCACCGGAATCGGCGGCCGCCAAAGATACAACTTTGTCAATGTAAATGATTACCTTATCGCCCACTACAAACTCAATGACAACGCCGCAAGCGCCACCGTGGTGGACTCTACGGGAAGTCATAATGGAACATTCAAAGATGCTACCGGCGACCCCAATACGGATGCACACGATGTTTCGGGCAAAATCAATGGGGCCTTGGATTTCGATGGGACAGATGATTACATTGAGGT